TTTGATTATATTAGTAATGGAGAATGGGATATTGCTTTTGAAACATTTTTAAAAAATGATTATGTTGGACAAGGAATTATTAATGAAGGAAAAAGTTTTTTAGGTTTTTAAATATAAATTAATTTTTATGTTTTTTTTTGCTATAATGATTGGTGAAGAAATTCGTAATGAAATGAGTTTTAATTCTTCATAAAAAAATCAATTTTAAGTGATTAATCACTTAGTAAATTATTTTAATGAATATTATTTTGTTTGATTTCTTTCAGAGTAATTCATAAGTTTTTCTGTATATTTTCTTTCAGATTTTGTAGTTTGTCCTGTTTCTCTATATTTTTTATCTCTTTTTTGTTTTTGTTCTATTTTTACTTCTTCAGTTGTATAAGCATTATTTGTATTTAATGTAGGTTTAAATCTACTAATATATTCTTGTTCTTTTAAAGTTAATTCTTCATTATTATTACAATTATAATATTCTAAAATTTCTTTATCAAAATTATCCCAACCTCCATTATCTCTAATAAATTGGTATAAATATAAATTATGTTGTTTATTATGTTTAGTATTACACATAGATTTATGTGTATAAAATCTATCTTCAAAACATTTTGTTGAACCAATATAACATTCTAAAATATCGGGATTTTTACAATAAATACGATAAATTACATTATTTTTATAATCGTTTTCCATTTTAATTTTTATATCATATATAATCAATTTAAAAAAAAATTATATAAATATGTAAAAAAAAAATTTCTCTACTAGAGAAGAGTATCCATGCTGGGGGTCGAACCCAGAATCTCTCGATTAGAAGTCGAGCGCCTTATCCATTGGGCCACACGGACAATAGAATACACAAACAAACATGTGAGTTTCTCAATTTTTAAATGAGTCTGAAACTATAACCTCATTTTGTTTTTTTTCTTTTTTGTTTATATAATTATTCATTTCTTTGATTTTACTTGGGTGTGAAATGAAAACCCCAAAATTATTCTCCTCACCACGAATCGAACGTGGGACCCCCCGATCTACAGTCGGATGCACTACCAATTGTGCTATAAGGAGATTTATACCTTCCTCCTCTTCCATATTATAATATGACTTAGTTTTTAAATAGTTTATATTATAATAAAATATTTAAGAAAAATAAGTTGGTGTGGTTTTAATAGTATATAATGGTATAAATTCATAATTTTCACCAGTTTTTAATTTTTTGTACTTAATTTTGTATATATAATCTAATGTTTCAGAAGGGTCAATATAGATTCTTACAAAAGAATTAGGATGTCCCATTTCTCCAGATTGAATAATATTTTTGTAATAATTTTTATTATCACTATCTATAATAATAAATAGATAATCTAATAATGTTGAATCACTAATATCAAATTCATATACAAAGTTTTTATAGAAATTCATAAGTAAAATAGCTTCTTCATCTATTTTATAATCTTCGACAATAGTATCATATGTTAATTTATGTGTAATTTTATTAGAAAAAAGATTTCCTTTTATAAACCATTTATTTTTTTCTATATTAATTAATTCAAATGAAGAGTTTTTTAATGGGATATCTGTAATTAATAATTTTGTTTTTGTATCGCCTTCTTCTATTATATCATTACTAATTAATTGATTTCTTCCTATATTTATATATCCTATTAATTTATCATCTCCTAAAGTATTTATTTCTAATGTAGTAAAATCGTCATTTATATTAATATTATAAAATACTCCTAAATCGTCAGTGGTATTATTAGGAATATTTATTTTACATACTTTATTTTGTGCTAATGTTTTCGTTGTTGTTAATTCAAAATATCCGTAATCTATATTTTTATTACTGGTTTTTATAATATTTGAAATATTATTTAAAACATTATTAGTATTTCCAAATGTTTTTAATGTAAAAGTATTTCGTGTTGTTGTTATTACCTTATATGTTATAGTGTTTTCTTGTATTGTATCTTGTAATAAATTAATATGTAATGTGGTGCTGTCAGGTTTCAATCTACGAATATTATTTAGTTTAATAATATCACCATTTTTTAAATTATGATTATTAGAGGTAAAAATATCTTTATCTGATTTTTGTATTTCTGTAATTGTTTTTTTATATTCAAAAGTAGATAAATTTTGAATTATATATTTAGAATTTGATTTATTTAATAATAGAATATTATTTTCATCCGTATTTAATACATTATTTACATAAACTATATTTTCATATTTTTTAAAATTTAAATTACCTATTACTGTTTTATTAGTAACCTCAACATTTGAATACTTACCTTCTGTAATATTTTCATTCATATTATAATTTAACTTATATTTTTTAAATTATATTATTTTTATTTAAGTTAAATTTTGTTATAATAAATTATATATATATAAGTATGACGGCTGGTGCTTTACAACTGAATTTTATTGGACCACAAGATAAACATTTAACAGGAAACCCACAAATGACCTATTTTAAAAGTGTATATAAAAAATATAGTAATTTTTCAAAAGATACTAGAAAATTATCTTTTGAAAACAAAGTTCAATTTGGTTCTGAACATATATGTGTAATACCCTATGATGGTGATTTATTAAGTGAAGTTTATTTATTTATAGAATTATCTGATTTAGTTAGTTCAAATAATAATGAAAATTGGAGTGGTTATATAAATGGGTTAGGATATAGTATTATAGAATCTGCCGAAATTCAAATTGGTGGGGCGACCGTTGATAGTTTAGATTCAAATTGGTTAGATATTTATAATGAATTATTTGATCAACGTTCAGATATTCTTATTGGAAAATTTAATACCGACATTACTTTACAAGAAAATACTTCGTCAAAAAAATTATTTATTCCATTACCATTTTGGTTTTCTAAAAATAGTGGTAGTGCATTACCTATAATAGCACTACGAAATCACGAAATAAAAATTAAAATTAAATTTAGAAATTTAAATGAAATTATTAAATCAGATATAAATACATTTTCACCAACTCCCCCTATTATTAGTGCACATTTATTAGCAAATTATATTCATTTAGATAAAAAAGAACAAATATATTTTACAAATAATAAACATGAATACCTTATTGACCAAGTGCAAACATTAAGTGATACTAGTATTCTATCAACTACGAATATAAAAAAAATACCATTAGAATTTAGTCACCCTATTAAAAGTATTTATTGGATTATTCTAAATGATACTAATCATACACAAAATATGAAAACAGGTAATAATTGGTTGTCTTATACATCAGCAAATAGTCTTCATTCAGATACATTTAATTCGGCCAAAATTACAATTAATGGACAGGATAAAATAATTAGCATGGATTCTACATATTATCGTAATGTTTTACCATATGAAACACAAATGTATTTCCCACGTAAACATATATATTCATATTCATTCTCATTATTTCCTGGTCAATATCAACCATCGGGTTCTGTTAATTATTCTAGAATCCAAAAGGCAAATTCTCATTTAGAATTAACATTTAATAATGCTAATACGGTTGGAGGTAGTACTAATGGAAAAGTTAGAATATATGGAGTAAATTATAATATTTTAAAAATAGAAAAGGGACAAGGTGGGTTACTTTATATGAACTAACTTTATTATATTATTAGTATTTATCATTTTATAAATTTTACTAAACGATGTTTTATCTTCTATATTATGAGATATAATGATAATAGTTAATTTAGATAAAAGTGGTTCATTTAATATATTATATAGTAATTCATTTACTGTTTCAGTATCTAAACTTTTATCAGGTTCATCTAATATTAAAATATCATATTTATCAATATTTATTATTATATAATATAACCACATTGCTAAATATATTCTTTTTTCTTGTCCACCACTAAAACTTTTATTCTCTAATTTCTTATATAAAATATCTTCTTTTAAACTTTTTTTTATATCTGAAAATGGAACTATATTATCGATTATATAATAAAATAAATTTTTATTTTTATTACATATTTTATAATA